AAAGCAGCGTGGGCGTCATAGAGCGAGCAAAGGAAACTTCTCCCACATGAAATGGGGTACAGTAGAACGTAAAATCAAAGCAGATAGTGCCTTTCCACAAAGCGAAAAGATCCGCTATAAAACCGAGATTCGTAGTTGTGAAGGCCTGCGTAGTATCAGTGTGCTGATAAGAAACAGCATTCTGAGGTTGAATCGCAAAAAGATCAATGCGAGTCATCGCAGGTGATGTAGGGTCAATCACGCCGTACCCGACTAAAGACGGTTTCGAACAAAGGGTATTGAACGAATCATCCGCATCGAGCGGGTCCATAGTGTCGCGAGTCAAATAATGATCTCGCGTCATGGTCAAGGGCATCGAATGGTCTAAACCTTCGACTTGGTTCATATCGCGCAAAAGAAAGCGCTCGTTGACCGTAGAGGTCTGAACATTGTTGGGTTTGTCCAAGCCAATAATATTGGCTATTCCAGAAGCTAAATCGGCCACCGGAGCAAGGGCATCTCCAACTGAAGCAACAACGGATCCTAACGCCGAACTAGCGCTACCTATTGATGAAGCTACGGGAGCCAGGGGGCTATCCACCTTTCTGGCTGCTTCATCCATCGGTCCTTTCAGCATTTGGCCATAGAACATTCCGGTCCAAGTATCCAACCACGTTTGAGTAGAAGGAACATCAAAAACAGGAACTAAGGCCAGGCCTTCTGGAGCGAAGACGCTTGGCTCAAATTCGTCGATCCAAAACTCCAAGTTAACAGTCACTTGCGGAGTGTCGGTAGTCAGCGAGGTCAAGGGGGCCAAGACACCAATCCAAACGTTACCGAGTGTATCGGGGTCAGAGGTCGAGTCGGTCGGGACGATAAACCTTTGGGGAAAAGTCCAGGGGATCTGAATCACAGCTTGATTCTTGTGGTCAGAGGAAGCGGAAAGCACAACGTGTTCATATTGGCTCAGGCGGGGCAAATCCATTGAATGGTCAAGATTGCCAGGTGTAAAGGCGGCGAGAAGCGCGCCATACGTCTGAGATGAAGCGTTAAGCGTAATTTTCAGTTTCGCATTCAAGCGATACATCTCATATTGGGACAAGCCTTTCGCGACGGCTTGATTCTGATAAAGGGCAGGATAAATTGGCATTTTGTACCAAAGTGTTCCAGCCGCTTGGGTTGAGTACCATTGTCGCGTTTGAACATAAGGCCTTTTGATGTATGCCATGGGGGCCTCCGTAGAGTGTGGATTGAACCTAGCAAGGGGCTTTGAAGGTGCAACCACAATGTGGGAGTCATGGGTCACATAAGAAGGGGCAGCCGAATTGATCGGGGCTGCTGATGTAGAAGGGGCATTCTCAATGTTAGCAATCGAAGGAAAAGAGTCGGGGGCCGATTAACCATCCCGCTCCATTGTAGGCAATACGAACGTTATCCCATCCTGGTCACGGCACTGCTTGCCAACGCAGTGTACCATGGTCTTAGGACGGAAGAACGAGTGGCGTGGGAACTAATTGCTGTATCGTAGGACAACAAAAACGCCGAAGAGTATTGAACACTCTCAAGGGCAGATGCGAGGCGAGATCGCCACTCATCAAAGGCTGCCCGTCCGTGTAAGGACATCTCGATTTGGCTCGACTTAATCGCAGAACGTAGGAGCTCGAGATCCGATGGATCGCCTTCAATCCATTGGGGGATTTCACAGATAACATCTTTGTCTAGGGCGGCAAACCACCAACCATCACGTAGAATAAACGTACGCTTCAGGAAGTTGATTGGTTGCTCGACAAAATCGAGGTCATCTGTGATTGGGGTCTTGTCGGAATTGGTGAGGGTATATCCCATTTTCGCCTGCTCTAGCACAATATCGTATGCCGTAACAGGAGAACTGGGGTCTGCCTTACCAAGGATACAATCATCTCCGTAAGTCGCGTTTGGGAACATCCGTGCGAACTCGAGGCATGCCATAGGCTGGCCACCGAGTCGCAGGTGAGCGCGATAAGCAGAAATGTCATAAACCTTAGCTTGGTGGGGGCTGTTACCTTCAGCTGTGACCAGACATCCACTGGGGAAAGCACTAAGCACTTGAATCAAAATACCGCCTACAATATAATAAGAATTGAGTAGGGAATAACAGATGTTTTTAATCATCCTCATTCCTAGGCTATTCGAACTGTAACGGTAAAACTCTCGAGCGATGCATTTGAAATGCGCCATATCTATTGTTTGCTGATGGCTAAAATCAAAATTCTCGGTATCGAATAGAGCAGTTTTGAGACCCAAGAACATAAGCGCGATCGACGCGGTTGAATGGTCCATTTGCGATACTCCAACTTTGGCGGATTGGGCGTGATGATACGCGTGCACGGCCGCCAGCCATGCGCCTAACCACTTCTTTATGATCAGGTTGAAGAACCAGGAAACTACAGCGAACAAACGAGTTTTCCCTAACTTAACCTTAGCAATCGGACGGGTCTCATCTTTGAGCGTTGCCTTGCAAATGTTTTGATACTTGCCTTGCATAACGAGTTGCTCGACCAGGTAGAAAATCTCCCGGCCAAGCTCAGTAAATCTAATGTAAGTATGTCCTTTATATTCGTAGTACTCACAGGGACCGATCTTACCTTTAAAACTTGCCATGCGGGAAGTTGGGATCAAAACCTCTGCTAGTTTTCAGGTCAACAGGAGGGAGATAGTTGGTATAGGTAGTACCATTCAGGATCTCAAACTCCTCAAGGGGGCGACGGCCCAACTCATGGTTGGGTGGCAAATCAGAATAATAATCCTTAAATGCCCAGTCCGCTTCTTCAGCGGATACTGTTTCATCTTTGTCGCGTGTCATTTTCTGTAATGCGATCTTGAGGGGTGAAAGCCATTCTCCACTGTCAGCTTGAAAAACATCTAAATGCGCAGGCTCAGTCAGACGTTCGGGTAGGTGAGGTGAATCTTGCAACTTAGTTGCTTTGATCTTGGTTTCTGTTGGGATTTTGTTATAAAACTCCTCCTTTACATAGCCAACAATCCGAGTATTAGATTTGGGCACCACACCGTGAATCGTCTTGGGGGGGGGGCGAGTTGTATCAATGATATCGTCCACTTGGTATACAAGTTTATATTGAGAGCGCTGAAGCGAAGTCCAGGCCAAAACATCTTCTTGGCATATGCGGGCGAACAAACAAGAGTGAGGACTACCTGCCACATGAATTCCGAGGATCATACGGTTTTCAGTGGTTTTGTCAGGAACAACATAGGGTTGTCCACAATCTCCCGCTTGGTTGGGCATACCAGCGATCAACTCCATGTGGTTGCGTTTGATTTCAACAGAGGTATCTCCTTGGGTCAGGGAGATATTAAACACTCCGACGAGACCATTCGCAACTCCAGACACAATAGTGTCCGGTCCAACTCTGTAAATCGCACTGCGATCATGGGCTAACTCATCGCGTAAAAGGAAGAACTTGGTTATATCCTTACCTTGAATACGAGGGTGGTAGACCACAGCGAGGTCACGAGAGTCGAAAGTTTGCAGGATTGCATCCTGCGCGAAATCGATGATGAACGAATCCAGAATTTCAGTTGAATTCTTCTTTCTGGTTGTCACACGCACCTTCGTTTCACGAGCGGCTTCAAAGAAATGGGCCACAGTCACCAAGAAACCGCTTTTGACGACCGTAGCATGCACTGTCGCGCCAGTGTCGACTTGCGTCAACTGAACTATTTGAGGCGCTATGTGCGAATTGCCAAGAGCGAGACACTCTGAGGAAGAAGCTTGGGCAACATGTTGAGTAACGCGTGTAACGTTGGCCTTCTTTGGTTGGCCATACAACTGTGCCTTATACATAGCTTCCTCCGTATCCGTCGTATTAATGGGAACTTCTTCACCACTCTCAGGACGGAACGAAATGATTCGCATCGTGGGCTTTTTCACAATTTTCATACCGTATTGCGAAACGGGTAGCTCAACTAGGGGCTCAGATGAAGTTTTGGAAAAGGCGTGGGCAGCCATGATCACCACTGCTGTTGCAATGAGACCAGCTACGACCACTCCTCCTACCGCAATTCCATTTTGCCACTTCCAATGTATGGTATAGGCTTCGGCTATTCTTTCTGAAGATCGAGAAACGATTTCAGCTGCCGCACTCGTTTTAACAAATGCTTTAGCTGCTCCAGATCTAATTAAACCAAAAGCACTCCCAACACGATCGAAAATGTTCTTAACACTCCTTACTGGATTGAGCAAAATTTGTAGGGGGCTAGAGACTGAATTGTCATGTAGAATGAGCAACAGAAGCGGAATGAGATATATCCACACAGGAAGGTACCACAGGATAACCGTGAATACAAGACATGTTACTGCCTGCGAAAAGGAAACTTCTCGCACTTTCCAGTAGGGGACTTGTTTGCACAGTGCAAATACTCTCTCCACTTCTGAAGCCGCTGGTGCATCAGGCACAATGCTTAGGTAAATATTACCAAAATAGTCGTCAATATATTGATCGGCCATCTTAGCAACGTAGCTCCAATGCGTAATGCTGTCAATCACCAGTCTATAGGACAATATGGTCGCATCCGAGATTCCTTCTGATTTAGGGAAGTGATGTCGGAACGATCTGATCCAGCTTTTATTATTGAACTTCTGTCTCTTATGAATGTCCAAAAACTCCAACTTTGAATTGAGTAGAGGGCTGGTTTCATCCTTTTGAGCGGAGGATGTAGCCGTTGCAGTATTCTTCATCTGCTGGGACAATCGCTTACTAAGAATCTCCATAATCTCCGTATAGTGCATTTCGGGAACTTCCAAAAGTACTTCAAAGACATAGTTGTTCACAGTATCGAAATCCCACTTCTTTTCGACAAACATAGCTCTGTTTTCTTGTAGCACAAACGCAAAGATTTCATTGGGGTCATATTTTTGACCTGTTTCCAAATTAATCCATACAGTTACGCCAATTCCAGCCATGCGTGGTAAACCACTTTGTTGGCGTAAACCGAAGGGATAACGCTCATGTAGAATCCAGTCAATCTGGTCACCATCCATTTCTGGGGTACTCCAAATCAACGAATCCAAATGGGCAATTCTCTGTTCTCGGTCATAATCCAAATTGTTGAAAAGAGTTGTGTTCAAATCGTACAAAAGTCTGAATAGTTCCGTATACGTGTAGCGATCTCCAGTCTCTAAATCAGTCCATATTACTATGTTATTATAAAGGGGAGCGCATCGTGCATATTTGGGCCAGCCGGCTTGTTGTTCGAGCTGGTCAAATTCAAACTCTGCAAAATTCACAGATTCTACTGCTAGTAGTGCCTCATCTGGGTGCATTGGTCTCTTAAGAACAAGGGGGTGGATTGGTCTATCCCCCTCATGCATAAATACAATATTGTCTCTCAAGTAACCATGATACACAACACCAGTTGAGTCTTCGATTAGGCAGTTCGTCCTACAGTAATTTCTAGCGAAACGTGACATTTCAGGTTTTATGGCTGCGCCATTTCCCTTAACACGTTGCATTCCGCCTTCCATCGGCAAGCACCTACCAAAATGCTGCCAGTAGGCCACCAAATTATCCCTTGATGGCTCGGGGAATCGTGCTGTGACCACTGCTGTAATAGCTGTCTCATCGAAATTCGGATAGTTGGCTCTGTTATTCACAAAGTCAGCCAAAATATTTCGTAAATCTTCGTGAGGCAAAGCCATCAATTCAGCGAACGCAGCATTCCATTTGAGATCTTTAGTCTCTAGACGTTCCAAGAAAGCCTTGTGAGCTCTCGCCTTGTTAGACACGGCGATAGCCACTTGAGCTTCATTAAAACATCGCTTACTACGATCTTTCCAAGTCATAGTCTCTTCTCGATTGTGCGCTTCAGCATCAAACCACAGGTCAAAAATGATTCTGCGATTATAAGCTTCTGCACTCAAAAGAGGAAGATCAACTTCAGCTTCAGGATCCATGTTAGTAGACACCAAAACTACGGGGCAGTCAAAAAAGACTTGACCTTTGTTTCCAAAGGCTTTCTCAATCTCATATGGGGCAATACTGGCCAACTTGTACAACAACTTCACATCCTTGTTACGGGATTCTTCATCAGTTGATTGATACATGTCGTCCACAATACACACTTTCGCATATCCTGTAAAGGTCTCCTGATAATCTACATTGGGGTTCCACGTATGAATCGCGGTCGCCGGGTCGATACCAGGGAACAAGATTGCAGCAATTTTCTTGCCAAGTGAGTAGGTCAACAGCGTCTTGCCAGCCGCTGGTAAACCACGTATAAATACGATTACCGGTTTGGGTTGCATACCGGTTAATGCTTTGGGGTGAACCAACGATCGAGAGGTCTGAATATCTTTATACAATTTATCCAAATCCTCCACCGACTCCTTGAGTTGACATGCAGCTAACTTTCCGCGTACTTTTCGATACTCTTCATTGATTTCTGCAAATGCCTTCAAGGATTCGTTCGACTCGCCGTTATCTTTCGACAACTCAAGTTCGATCTTGGTTCGTACCTGTTTAAGCTCCAGGTAAAGAGCAGGTTTGTCCCTGAATTCCCAGGGATGCGATGCGGTCTGATAGTATACCCACTTCAGAGCAGCTAATACATAGTCTTTCACACTCGAAATAAATTCCGAGAGGTTTTTCCATGCAGTCTTAACTACTCCAAAATGTTTGAATACACGATCAGCTCGCGTAGCATCATAGGGCTTAAGGCCCAGCGTACTTTGAAATACGTTCAGAACAACAGAACAAACGGCGGTGACAATGTTTCCATCGACATCCGCCTGTAAGTCCTGTTGCTTCAATTCAGTTCCTTCGTAAATCAAACTCGCACAAAATGCACGGGTCGAAACGGGGACTGAACTGATATTGGGATAGAGGCTATGCGTTGCACACAGCGTATCCAACAATTTCATCTGAACATGTATCTCATCATACACAGGGTCTCGCTTCACGAGATCGGGGTGTTCTTCATAGAACTTCAACAACTTCGCATATCGTCGAGCATCTTCGATGGAT